GCAAATCAAAACGTCAACTCCCCGTACGATTTCTATTTCGGCATTTAAAGACCGTCCTGCCAATCTCTCATATCGTGACTCTTATCATCTTAGAGTTATATCGTAAATTGTGTCGTATTGTAGAATCAAATCTAAACTTACGAGTGATGAACTTGCATTGATTAGCACAAAAAGGTTAATATGAAGCAAGCCTATATAAAGAACAATGACTAAGCGCGAGCCTTTCGATCTTCAACGAGTGAATCTATGTAAGAACTGCGGCATCAACGAAAGAGAAGAACCTTATGGTTGGTGTTCTTCTTGTTTAGACCAACCAAGAAAACCATTTGACAACGAGCAACCAAAGCGCAAGATAAAGAGTGATAGGGCCAAATCTCGACAAGTGTGGAGAATTGCCAACAACAAAACAATCCCTAAAGGTTGGCATATTCACCATATAGATGGCAATGCAATGAATAACGAACCATCTAATCTAGTATGCATCACTCTAGAGAACCACATCAAGATACATCAAGATAAAGGAGATACTGCCGCAGTCATCCTATTAAAGAAGAATAACACAACCCGACTAGACTAATGGTGTTCTTGCCTACTTGTACAATACATTAACACAAGCCGACTAGACTATATAAATAGATATGAACTGATTCACTATTTGCGAAGCAGTTAATCCAATGAGAATAGATCGAGCCTTCACGATGGCTCACTAGCTACTGGTCGCTAGGTAGTCATTTTTACTGAACCTACCTAGACTTTGCGAAGCAGTCAAAGGTGAGCCTTCGCAAAATGCCGCCAGCCATTCCGAGAATCAACAAAAGTCTGGAATTATGGGCAACTCGAAAATTTCTATAGGAGTGGGAATAGATGTGCTCCAATCTCTTTTTCCACCAATCTCCTAATATATAAAGATACCTACGGCTAAAGCTATTTTTGAACCTTAATTACCAAAAGAGGGCCGTCAGTTAGATAGTCCAGATTTTTTTCGAGGCTTTTTTCCCCGATTCTGGTTCCAATCATTCATCAAAGACGTCTGGATTAATCTAGCCCTGTTGATCTTTTTTGAAAATGAAACTGAAAACATAACCATCAGAAGGAAGGAAGAGCCGAACACAAGAAAAGGTGAGGCCAGCGTGTTCGGCTCTCTTAGGATTGCCCTCCTCAACAAAGCGCAATCCTTAGGTGTGGTCTTCCGCTAGTTGCGAGTGCTGCTGAAGCACGTAACGCATTCTTGTCTAGGTATTTAATACTTTTTAAAATTAGTGCCACACCGTTCATCTACGAGCCTCAAGGAACGCATCACGGTTGGTTGCGACGAAAACATTTGCCACCATGGGACTTCTAATGCCCTCGTCGCTGATAGTAAATCAACGCTCAGATTCTTATAGGTTTTTATACAACTCCGGTGCCTACGTCAAGTGTAGATGACAGAAGAGTCTAAAGAGCTTAATGATCCTTGGGATCGTCGAGATGACGAACCTACGAAGGCGTATGAATTATTTTGTTTTTTCCGTGATTATGGCCCCACAAGGACCTATACGGCTGTCCAGAAGAAATACTCAGGAGTCGAGTTTGACCTTCAACCCTCCACATTAAGATCATACGGCAAGAAACACGATTGGATTCGCCGGGCGGAAGCGTATGACGATCATATAATGAAGATGGAGCAGGTCCAAAACGAGAAACTAATCAAGAAATACAAGGCGAAGGCAATCAAGCGAGCTCAGAAACAGTTGGATAAATATTCGGATATGATGGATAATGAAGATGAACTGAATCTAAGCGCTCGAGAGAAGCGTGAGAGATACAAGATGGCGCAGGATACGTTTAATGATATCTTCCAACTCAAGAAGGAGAACAAAACCGAAGTCACTGGAAGCGTGACGATTGTGTTCGGGGATGAGGTTAAGGATGTTTAAAAAGATCGAGGTAAAGGGAAACGTCATTGATTATGTTCAGGAAGGAAATCGATGGGTCCAGCATTGGCCTGCGAACCGCCTTGACGAGATCACTTTAAGTTATGATATGGTTCTCGATCATGTCTGAAACCGATGTAGATCACGGTGATCCACCAACGGACGACGATGACCGGTGGGCAACGATATTCCGGTATTGGATGCACCACACGGAAGAAGAGATTAAGGACGTATGAGCCCTCCGAAAGGCGAGACTCCGGCGTCAACGTATTACAAGAAATGGGTTGCAGATAGAAAGAAGATTTTCGTTTCAAGTGAAGATCACAATTGGATGATGAAACGGGCTGGAATGTTGCAGGCCGTGGATGGTAAAAGTAAGTCTATGGAAGACGTTGTAGCGTGGATGGTGCAATACATTCAGAGGCGTGAAGATGTTTGAATCTGACTTGGAAGCACTTAGAGACGATTTGGTGGAAGCATTAGACCCGTTATTTCGCTCGATAGAAGTTGTAGAAAGAGCAATAGGTGAACTAAAATGGAAGTATCGTATCTTAATGTAGTGGTGACAATCATTTTGATTGTTGAGATATTGATCTGGTTAGGGATCAGGTGAAAACAAATGGCAAAGAAAGCAGCTAAGGTTCCGGCGAAGCCTGCAAAGGCAAATAGCAAAGCAAACTTCGGTGCGCGGATGGCCGCAGCGCGAGCGGCTAAGAAAAAGGGGAAGTGAATTAACGATGGCACGTGGAAAAGTAACGGTTGGAAAGAAGCAGACTGTTAGACAAGGCAATGCAGCGGTTCCTGGTTATTCAGCAGCAGTCGCATCGGGATCAGCTGCGTCGGACGCCGGTTTCCAGAAACCCGTTAGCGCCAGTCCGGCAGCGGTCGCAACGGGTGCGAATGTAAGCAGCGCACCAATCGTCGGAGCTGCAGGCGCAGGAACGCCGTCAATGAAAACCGGCACGCGCACAAAGCCAGTGCAAGGACCTGTGCCAAACATCGGCGCGAGGACTAAGGTCAAAGGCGGTAAGGTTCCGAACACCGGAAGCATCAATCGTCCGAAACAAGGCCCAGGGCCAAACGTAGGAACTCGAAACCCCGCGAGAGCCGTTGGGACGCCGCCAAACGTAGGAACGCGCACAAAGCCAGTAACGAAGACTCAGCCGAATGTAGGAACGCGGACCAGACCTAAGTAATGTCATTCAAACATTCGATGGGACGCAACAACAAGGCGCGATGCAAGGACGGCAGTCACTTGGAGTATGAAATCATCAATGTAGACAAAGGCAGTAAAGACTCATATATGGCGTCCAACGAGTCGTACCACGGTGGATCAAATGATTCAGACTCCGGAACGGCTCACGTATTCTTTCGATTATCGTAAGGAACGAACCGAACCCGAACTGAAAGATGAATCTGTTCCGTTGAAACCCGTAAGTCAACCGTGGATGTAAATGTTTGAACACGAAGGCGAAGGTTGTGACCTGCGATGCCACCAAACGGCAGAACAGATTGCTCGTCGCTATATGGATAACTTACAGAATCTAATGCGTAATGCGGAAGGGATCACGTTGAAAGTCTATTACGAGGCTGCGTTCGCGCAGGAGGACAGATGACTGCAGACAAAGACGACCTCGAGAACGAAGACCGGCATATCCTGACGCTTGAAAACGAACTCGAAGCAACCGATGGCGGTCAGGACGAAGACGAGACCAACGAAGACGAGCCTCGAGACGAGGAAGCCTCAGAACAAGAGGATCAAAACGACGAAGGGGAGGGTTGATAATGCCAATTCAAAAGAAAGGTAAAGGTAAAGGACTGAAGAAGAAAGGCGCGAAGGGTGGTTACACTCTTACGAGTCCTAAGACTGGCAAGGTTCTTGCACAAGGATCGAAGGCAGCCGTTACCAAGAGAGCAAAACAGATCGCATTCTTTAGAAAGCAATAACGAGGTGAGCTTCTTTGGACAACTCTTCCGGATGTTCTTTCTCCGTTGACGAAAATAAGCTCGTATTAAGGGTTTCCAGAAGCGATTTTGGAATAATTAAGCAACATTTAGCGGATAATCAAGCGCGAGGCAAGAGATTAACGATAATTCGCATCGAAATCACACCGGAAAACGTCAAATTAAAGACCGTCCAGAAGGCCGTTGAACAACTTACTGGCAGTGTATTGCTCCGATTGGAATCTGATTAATCGTTTCCCGTAGGAAACACGTAATGGCAACAGCGAAAGGTCGGCGAATTAAATCGCCGTGGAAGAGAGATGAACGTGTAGATGGCGATATCGACCACATCGACCTTGACCTTGGCGATGACGACATTCCCTTTCAACCCGAATCACACGATATCGAGGCTCTGAAGTTAGGCGCAGAACCTCCTGAATACGGCCCCGAGATCATTGGCCGTGAAGTAAGGCCTCGTGCTTTTCCCCAAAAGAGTTTTCTTCCATTTTTCTTAGAGAAGCGACGCTATCTAGTGGCCGAAGGCGGTGCAGGTGCTGGCAAGTCAGTCGCCGCGGCGCAGAAAGTCATAATGAAGTCGCTCAAGTATCCTAATTCAATGACGATCGTAATGCGAGCGTGGTCGCCACGGTTGCGCGTTACGGCTTACCGAATGCTCATTCAGATTTTGAATGAGAATCTGATCCCGTATCATCCCAACAACACCACTATGAAGATCACGTTCGAGAACGGATCAGTCATACAAGGAATGGCGATCGTGGATTCTCAAGGCGGTGAGGTTGCAGCCTCAATCAAGTCCCTTACCGATATCTCAGGGATGTGGATTGAGGAGCCGACAGAGCTTTCACTTGAAGAATTTGAGATGATCCGGATGCGCCTTCGTGGCCGTGAACTTCCCGAAGGACAATCCCGACAACTTATCTTAACATTCAATCCTATCGACCGGAACCATTGGTTGCACGAACTGTTCTTTGACGCACAGGATCAACCATTGGAAGATGAAGACACAAGCGTTCGCCACTACACCTATAAAGACAACGAGTTTATTGATGAGGCTTACAAGAAATCCCTTGAGAATATCAAGGACAAGAACCGATTCAAGGTGTACACGCTCGGACTCTGGGGTGAACTCGGAGCGATGGTCTATGAGAACTGGGAGCCGTGGGGCTTCGAGCCGAGAGAGACGAAGTTCGATACGATCATCGGAGGTGCTGACTTCGGTTACTCGCACCCTTCAGCCTTCTGCGTGATGGGCATTGACGATGAGAACCACGACCTCTACGTCATTGACGAGGTGTATCAGCGCGAGGAGCTTAACCGAGACTTCATTGATTCAATCAAGTCCAAATTGAACGCGAATGGCATAGCCGAAAACATCCCTATTTATTGTGACTCGGCGAATCCTGCGAGCATCAAAGAGATGCAGATTGGCGGATTAAACGCGCAGCCAGCGCAGAAGAATGTCCTCGACGGCATTGGCGCCGTTAGGCAATATAGTATCAAGATTCATACTCAATGCGACCACTTCCTTTCTGAAATCGGCGGCTACCAACGAGCGAAGGATCAGGCGGGTAGAGTTATGGAACTGCCGAACAAGAAAGCAGGCTTCGATGATCTTATGGACGCTATGAGATACGGCGTCTACACTTTTTCCCTGACACGCCGGCTTTACAAAAGCATTATGCCAGGAGTCAGCTACGGGCGCGGACCCTACGAATACATTGACCAGTTGTGATTAACAATGGCACCTACTAAAAAAGCTACAGGCAAGAAGACTCCGGCGAAACGCCGAGCGCCAGGAGCCGGACGGCCTGCCGGTTCAATGGCTGAGATCGGTAAGCCAGGACTGCGAGAAGCTTATGGGTTCATCTTAGAAGAGTGGCTTCCTAAGTTACAGAACCGCAAGCAACGGCTTCGCACCTATAAGACTATGATGGGGACCGACGCCACGGTTGCGGCTGTCGGCAACGCTACGAAGATGGCTATCCATCAGGTCGAGTTTTTCATACAACCTGCCGGAACGCTTAGCGGCGACAAGGCCTTCGCAGACTTTGCTACTGATTGTATTTTCAATTCACTCGATATGTCGTGGCAGGAGAAGTTGAATGAGATCCTAACCTATCCTGATATGGGCTTCGGTTTGTTTGAGATGGTTTGGATGCGCCGCCCTGACGGCCACATAGGCTG